GTTGTGGGTAAAGTTTAGATTACGTACTAATAATGTTTGTCTGAACTGGCGTCTTGCCAGCGCCGAGTTTCTCATGATCGTGATGTAAATGTCAGATTTCAAGGATGGCATGGCAGGATATATCTATTGTTTAATGTTTTTTAATTGTATGGATATGTGTCTACTTCACGTTGGGGGCTTGTCCGTTGAGTACTCCCTGTGGCCTGTACGCATACAACTCGGCCCGCAGGTTGCCCAGAGAGTTACTACCGCAAAGCAGGCAGGCCATCATCGGCTTCTGGCGCAGCAGATCATCCAGCGCCAGTCGGCACTCACGTAGCAGCGCAGCCTGTTCGTTGAGCAACACGCCATCGCCAGCGGCCATTGCGTCAGCCATCGTTGGCAAAGCCCCCAACCCGGCGCTCAACCCGGACGCTGCGCTAGTTGGCGTGGTTCGTTCTTCGGTAGTTTGGCCGCTCATCACTCTTGCTCCTTTTCGTGGCGCGCAGCGCCGGTTAGCTCTACGTTAGAAACCATGCTGCCACTCCCCGCAGTTCGGGCAGTACATCCCATCTTGCGTGGCCTGGAACAGATCATTACCGCAGTGGCAGTGCCAATGGTCGCGGTCTAGCTGCACCGGGCCTCGATACCTTCCGCGCTCAAGCGAACAGGCCGGGCACTCCATCCATACCGCCCCGACTGGCGCCACCGCCACCCACTCGTGCTTACATGCCAAGCACACCGCCGTTCCGCTCAGGTGCGGCGTCTTTCCCGCTTTCGCTTGTGCGAGGTCTATCACCGTCATGGTTTCTAACCCTTCGTTGCAGCGGACGGCCCTCGGCCGCCCAGGTTCATCGACTGTCCAGCGGGCCGTCCGCTGAACTCCACGTTGGCAGGCAAAAGCTCCACCTGCACCGCCGTATCGCCAGCGCCGACTTTTGCGTCCTCGAACAGCCGGGGCTGTGCCGTGGCTTGTTTAATACGCTCGCAGGCTGCATTGTAATAATCCAAATCCAATTCACACCCGACCATTTCAAAGCCGAGATTGTTGCAGGCTATCGCGCTGCTTCCGCTGCCAAGATGCGTGTCCAGGATGTGGTCGCCGGGCTTGGCATAATTCGTCAACAGCCATTCGTAGAGCTTTACGGGTTTTTGGGTGGGGTGGATTTTGTCGCCCGTGCGATTGTCGAATTTGAATAGCCGCGCAACATGGTCAAAAGAAGTCCACGCCATTTCCCATGCTGAAAAATTAGGCCACGGCTGCACTTTGTCCCAGCAAATAATTCCGCGTGTCGGCGGCAAGTCAAAATAATTACCGCCCCAGATTATTTGGTTTTCTGAAACACGCATCAACTCGTCAAAGTATTCTGCTGTCGGCGCGGTGTCCCATGCCATGCCATCTGTATTCATTATCCTATTTTTCAGTTTGCCACGGCCATTCACGCTGTCGTCGGGTAATCCATAAGGCGGGTCAACAATCGCCAGCTCAAACGCCTTGTCAGGCAAGGTTGCCATGTATTCCATGCAATCACCTAGCCACAGTTCGCAATTCCCGATTGTCACTTTCTCAGCCATTATCAATTATCCTTTGCGCCTGTTCCGCGCTTGTGACAAACCCTGATACTCCACCAGCATGCTTAATAGTCATCAGGAAGGCTTGCTGTTCTTCTTCACGCTCACCTGATGGTTTAGTCCATGTTCGATTTTTGCATTCAATCGCAAACATACGCCCATCGGTAAGCATACCCCAAAAATCAGAGATACGCATTTTAACTTTTCTTCGTAACCATCTGTAGAAATAAATCGGCGCTCTAGCATCGTTGTAGGCCATGCCGGAATTTTGCCGGATTGCGAATAGTACCTTTGGATGAACAGCCAGCAGTTGCCCGACTTCTCGCAGTACCGAATCCTCACGGTCGTTGTTGCTCATCTGCTTGGTGTGGGTACGCCTCTCGTCAACTTGCGCAAGATCATCCCTTACATTTACACCATAGGCAATCGCCCATGCCTTCTCTGCCTTGTAGTTTTCTGCTGTAATGTCTCGTAATGTTTTTTTAGTTTTCATAGTTTCACTGTGCTCATCGTCCGATAGTCGCCCTCGTCGGTGCGGTCGATGTTCCAGCCGCTCGACTCTGCCCATCTTTCAAAACGTGCTCGGGTTGTCATCAGTAGCCCCATGAAATGCGAAAGTCGATCAACCACAACGACAGCACAAATTCATTCCCTCCGCCAATTACACCAATGGCAAACAGCGGCCATTTGTGGCGCAGCGGCTCAACCTTGAATTGCAAACTCTTTCGCATGTCCTTCTCCTCTCTCTTATCAACCACCAGCCCCTAACACGTTGCTCAAGCGGGACGGCTGTCGCCGCCACTTAGCTCTGCGTTATGCGTCACCGAACTCGCCGCGCAGCATTGCGGCCTCGATTTCCTGCACGTTCACCTGTGCGCCTTCGGCCTTTGCCGTCTGGATGCCATACCGCTTAAGATCTTTGTCGAGCATCTGTCCGAGCAAATGCCGCGCAGTCTTTACGCGGTCATCCGCCGTGGTCACATGCCACAACCAGCCCCACGCAATCGCCGCCGTGCTCTTAGCTGCGTCAGTCTGCACGTCATCGCTTCCTTTGTGGCAAAAGCCGAGCATCCCAAGGTACGCGGCCAGGTCTTGGCGTCGAAACTCAACAACCGCTTCGCTCTCATCCTCTCCTTGCTCCAGCAGGTATTGCCCAAACTGCTTCGCTTCGTCCCACTCTTTTTCTGTCATGTCCATGTCCTTCTCCAAAGTTACGCGTAACCCGTCATTCCACCGGACGGGCGATAAAGCCGCCCGCCTTTGAATTCAGGCGTTAGAAGATTTTCCGCCTTGAATCTTGCAGATGCTTACCGATCTCGGTGCCGCCGTCAAATACTTGCAACACCAGTTGTCGAACTTACTGCCGTGCAAAGGCGTGCCTTGTTTGTGTCCGGCTTTGTGATGGTACTTGCATCCTTCGCAGTGGTATGGTTTCTTCTGTTTCATCGCTTTCTACCTCATCAATCAAGCGGGATGGCTTCGCCGTCCCTTAGGATTTTCTAGATCTTATCCATTGTTTCTTTTTGAGGCCTGCATTTTCTGCCCTCCATGTCAGCTCCTTTTTGATAACTCGCAAATTCGGATGAATTCTTTTTCTTGAGCATCCCCAGCAGCAGCCCAAGCAGCAGCCCAAGCAGCAGCCTCAGCAGTATCCCAAGCAGCAGCCATAGCAGCAGCCCCAGCAGCAGCCCTAGCAGCAGCCCTAGCAGCATCCCAAGCAGCATCCCTAGCAGCAGCCTCAGCAGCAGCCCTAGCAGCATCCTCAGCAGCATACCTAGCAGCAGCCTCAGCAGCATCCCAAGCAGCAGCCCTAGCAGCAGCCAATTCTGCTTTTGTGGCTTTACCGTTGGCAAAAGCATCGGCAACATCCAACGCATCCAGACTTCTTGGATCTGTTATCAGATGTTGCACTTGCCGGGCACACCAGACGGCGTAAAGTCTTATTTCCTCATCATGTCCATCCACCGCTCGAAGACACCACAAAGCATCATCCAGTCCGTTGCTTTTTAATATTTCGAGTAGCGATAGTGGTTCGTCATCGGCTTTAGTTTTTCTGAGATAGTCCAATAGCTTTGTCCAGCCGGATTCGCAGGGGCTATGACTTCTGATGGCTTTTAAAGTGGTTTTCATTATTTTCCTTCTGCTCAAATTGGGCAATGGCCCGTTTGACGGCTTCAAGCTGCTCCCTGCGTTTAGCTTCTTCGCAGCGGGTGCAGCGGCAGTTCTGGTCAGCGAGTTGCTTTGCTGTGTAGGTTCCGTAGATGATTTTCATTTTCCAAATTTCCTCGGCAGTCTGTAGCAAGGCTCTGACGGGGTACTTAACCTGGATAAGCGCTCTCCGTCCATATAGGCTTTTACTATGCGCTGAGTTTTCAAGAATACTGCAATTCTGGAAGCAGTACTTGTTGCAAATTCATCCCGAAGTGAATCTCTAAGCCGTATCACAATGCTATCTAGCTTTGGGTCAACAGCAATACCACTTACAAGTAACCTTATGAATTTAGCCAACCTTACACGATCATTTTCTGTGTAATACGCAACTGCTATTGCTGCCAAAACAGGGGCGATTGTCACTCTGCGAACCCTTCTCTCTATATTTTGAAATACAAAATCCAGTGCACTTTTGTGGCGCTCAACCATTTCTAGCAGTTCAAAAGGGCTACGTGCAATAACTATTGAACTTAAATCTGTCCCGGCCTCGATAAGCCTTGCTACCGCGATAATATCATTCGTAATCCACCCTTCGCCTTTTGCTCTAATGACATCTATTGCTGTGCGCCCAAAGCCTATATCTACATGATCGTAAGCCTCTTCTACCAAGTCATAAACAATAAGCATTTTTACTGGAATATCAGCCTTTACTATAGCAGCAAGCCTATGCTGCCCATCAATTAACCTGCCTTTTAAGTCAAAAGCAATTCCCTGATGGGTTACTTTCCATTCTTGATTAAGCATATCTCTTGCGTACTTTTCAACAATTGATTCGCGCAATTTCCTCTGAAAATCTGCATTAGTAGCAAGCCATTTTTCTGCTTGATCTGGTGTTACATTTTTAATCTCGTATTTCATGATTACTCCTAAATTAAATTCCAAAGATCAAGGAAACGGCATAGCCGATTACGACGATAAAAAACACATAGCGGTCGGTAAGTTTCATACGAACATCCTGTCGGCTTTTTTCTGTAATTCTGCCCGTATCCAGTCCATGCAGTCGAGTTTCAG